CAAGGTCCCCTTGATGTAACCCTTCGCACGAGCATCTTCGAAGGTCAGATCTGCAGTAGCAGTCTTGATCCGACTAAACGGCGTCTTACGAGCTCCACCAAGAATTCCAGCAACCCACTCCATACGACGGGCAAAGAACTCCGGCGCAGCAGTAAGCTGAGTGGCCTCAGGGAAGAGAGTATCGATATCGTTGATGCCATGAGCAAGAGCGTAATTCTCAACAGACTCCTTGAGGGACCCGCTCTTAGTGGCATCGTCGACAATCGCCTTAATGTCCGAGTGAGAAAGAACTGAAACCTTGTCCTTCTCATCGCTTTCAAAAACGTTACGGGTCATCTTAGTGCCTTCCTGATCGTCGTTAGTCTCGTAATCGAGGTTGCTTTGTGAGAGGTCACCACTAACAGATTCAAGAGCCTGACCAAGCATAAAGTGGAGAACTTCCTTCTGCTTGTCAGTCATAGAGTCATAAACATCCTGAACTGTCTCACCATTATCACCATTATCGGTGTTATCAGTAGTATCAGTAGTAGCATGCTCAATATTATTAGTCGTATCAGTCGTATCAGTCGTGTCAGTCATGTCGGTCGTATCAGTCGTGTCGATACTACCGTGAATAAGTTCGAGCTCGAGGCCCGTGTAAATAATTGCTTCGTCGTCTAGGATGTCCTCATCTCCATCCGAGTGACGAATAGTAACATTCTCGATAATGGCGCCAGGATTGGCTCCGGAAAGAACGAGACTTACCTCACGAATAGCGCCGTGAAGGACTCGACCAGAACGTTCCACAAGCTCGTTGGCCCAGATCGACAACATGTTAATGTCGCCATGCTCGAGAAGACCCTTAGTATGGGTCGCACGAGACGACTCATTAAAGTAACCATAGGTGTAAACGCCATCTTCGCGGGCCTCGAGAATCGCATGACCTAGAACATTCTCGGGGTCTGAGTGCCCGTGCTGCCAAACAAGAGGGACACGCATCTGATCCTGATGCTTGAATGCACCAGGCATGATAGTCCGACCATCAGAGCACTTAAGCCCCGCCTTAGTTGCGTAACCGCTGAAGTCCGCTTCCATTTTGACTGTTCCTTTCTACAGTGACAGGATCCGAAAGTTTTGAATCGGTTGCCGGTGGTAATGCTTTTGTTGGTGGCAATAGTGCCGCCGGTGCCGGCATGTTAGAATTAATAAGCTTATCTGCTTTGGGATCCCTTGACGGCGGAATGCCCATAAATCCTCTAATCTCGTTCGAAGAGAGAATCTCGTTCCGAGTAAACTTATCAGCAATCTCAGCAATGTCGCTAATAGGTACAAGCTTGAACGGATCACGGAAGTAATTAATCTTTTGGTTGTCTTTAGTACCTACTGGACCAAGGAATGCTCGTTGCATAGATTCAACAATAGCGTCAATGATAGGATCAATAGTACGAGTATAGTAATTAAGCATTGCCGGTTCTTGGGCAGTACCATTCATGACTTCTTCGGTGAGACCAAGTTGACTATACAACAATAGGGTGAGATACTCAACTTGCTTGAGGAGATTGTTCTCGGCAGGACGATTGAGTTGGGTAACCTTTTCGGTGCCGTCGATGTAGGCGATACCGTACTGGCTTCCTCTCAACTGAAACTCGATGTCTTCTCTACGAGTCTCTGCTTGCTGACGACGAGCCTCAGACTTGATGACATAAGGAAGTTGAATGATAATGTCCAACTTTCCAGAACTAGACTGCTCATCAACAGCATCCAGCAAAGAAAGTTTTCTGATCAATCGCTGAAGAGTCGAGTTTGGTTCATTCATAACTGGGTAAAGTGGATTCTCAATAATTGCCACAGAACGTTTTTCTAGAGTAATTTCTTCTCTTTTGCCTGAAGTTTCATTATAAAGATTTACTCGAACATGTCTTGGATACCAAGTAATAACTTCTCCGACTCTCATCGTAAAGATATCAAAAGTCTCATTAGTTCGTGGATCTTTAGAAGTATCAACAGGAACAACTACGGCGACACCCTTATCAAAGAGTGTCATTGCGATGTCCTGCCTAAAAGCTCTAGGAGACTGGTCAATGTTTGGTTCCAACGTAAAGCAATCATTCAGAGAACTCTTCACATCCTCCAAATAACGACCATCTTTATCCGTTTTAGTGTGCTTGATCATAAGACTGGAGACGTCAATTGCAATTCGTGTATAAATAGAGGAGACAATCGACCGTTCACTATAATACATAGTTCTAGTTCTAGATGGAGATTGACCACCAAACGAACCACTACCAAGTGAATAATCTACATTACTACCGTCTGGCGGAGGAGCTCGAAATGTATTGAACGCCTTTCGTACTCGATCTAGAATAGCCAAAGTAAATCACCTCCTTCGTTTGTTATTCGAACGACGTCCTTTATAGACCATATGCTTTTTTATTAAAAGCTTGATCGGCCCTCTTATAAGCATTTGATGTATCTCTTGATAGAAGAGCTACCAATCTATTTCTTTGATCCGGACTGATTTCAAGACGGGCAGCGGCATTGTGGATCTTACTCATCTTGATTCGAGCACTTGCTGAAATAAACTCAGAAGCTTGTTTATGCTGAGCCATAGCTTTGGCTGTTTTTAATGATTGAGCCGCTACCCATTTCTCTTCTCCATGAACCTCCAAATAATGAGCGGCCGCAACACTACCAACAACAACCGCCGCTGCTCCAACACCAATTGCGATCTTTTTATTACGCGCTTTCTTTTGTTCTGGAGTTCGTGCATTACGTGCGCTAACTCTGTCGTTATGACGTTGAACATTGACTTTTGACGCCTTACCAAGTCTACTATCATTTAACTTTTGGGCTGCTGGGCGAATACCCGTATTTGGGTTCCTCCGAAAATCATTACGAATTCCCCAATGCATACCCTTAACGCCATGATGTTCTAGAAATTCATCTACATCCATTGGGGCCCACTTTTCTTGAAGTGAAGACATAGCAGCAACTGCGGCTGCAACATTGAAAGTACCCTCTGGGAATACAGGAAGCCCCCCAATTCCGAAAGTCAAACCAGTCTCTTTTTGTGCTTTTAGAATAGCTGCTTCAGAAACTGCTTTATTACCAACGATCTGAAAATCTTTACCACTAATAATCCTAAGAGGACTTTTGCTAATATAATTAACATCGTTAAAATCAATCATAGCATTAAATCCACGACTTTGTGCCTCTTTGAAGAATGATTGAACTTGCGGAACTAGTTTTGCTCCATCATTGGACATAGTGCCAACGAAGGGAATAAAAGTCTGTTTGGCTATAACATCAAGGGCTCGTTCTCGTTGCGATGGCGATAAAGTCACATGATCGCCCATTGCCCGAAAACGAATATTCTGATCAAAACTTCCATCAGCATCAATTATTTTTTTATAGATATCGAGGCTTTCTTTACTACTTGGGGCTTTGACTCCCTTTGAGGCTTTGATCTGAGTCAAATATCCGCTAGTTTCTTTATATCCCCACGCCTTCCAATATTTAGGTAAAGCGGCCTCATAACGACGAACGTCACCTGGATCGAATGCACCATAAAACCCATCGGGTCTAATTGATGTTTCTTTAATGGTAGACATTCTTTGAATAATACTACCGTTTTTCAAAGTAACTGCTGCATGGTCTGGCATCTTTAAATCAGAATAGCTGAACTCAAGGCCTCTAACAAATTTTTCTGCATCAAGTTCAATCGGTACAAAGGGCATGACTTTTGGATATTTTCCACCACTACGAAAATATAAAACTGCACCAGCAGCCAGAACTCCTGCGCCGACAATAATGCCAGCAGCAATTAATGCTTTCTTTTCGGCAGGGGTTAAACGAAAGTCATAATCTTCTTTTGAGCCGGAAGAGCCACCACCACTTAGAGAGTCCTTACCGTACTTAGCTTCTAGGTGTTTAGAATATCTTTGAGCCTCTTTAGAGTCTTGTTTAGCGCCTGTTTTTCTTCCAGAGCGTTGTTCTTCAGTAATAACGCCCCAGTGCATTCCCTTAACGCCATGATGTTCTAGGAAATATAGAACTTCCTCCTCAGTTTCAATCATTCAAAAGACTCCTTGTTCGCCTTATAAGCGACGTAAGCATCCATCATAGCAGAGACATTATCGATCTTCTCTTCGGCTCGCTTCTTGAGAAGCTTACGATTACCGTTAGTATCTTCCAAAGTAACGGCATTGCCCATAGCAAACGACATAAGTTCTTGGTCGAAGATCAATTTTCTTTCTTCTGCCAGGATCTTCAATTCACCAAGAGGAACTGATTCGGTGCGTGCACCCTGAATGACCTTCTCAATCCCAAAGGCCCCATTCTCAAGTTCCCATCGGGTAACGAACTCTTTGGCATTGTATGGGTCGAAGCCAAAACAACGAACATCATACTCATTAGCTTGAATGAAAGCATCGAGATCGTCATAGACCTCCATCATGTCTAATACAGTGCCCTCTAAGACATGAAGGCTGCCTTCTCTAATGAATTCCTCATACTTAGCTCTCATGGCCCCAGGAAGCTTCATCAGAGTCAAATCAGTGATGTAACTTCGAGTCTTAATGCCAAAGGAGAAGTTTTGAAAGGGAAACATAAAAGTGAAGGCGCAGAAGTCGTCTCCTTGTGAGAGGTCAGCTCCTAGAGCGCACGGCATTCCCCAAAATGCTCTGAGTGGGTGAGTGAGGGTCTCTTCATAGGTGAAGAAGTAAGTATAACCCTCCATCGGGATGCCAAATCGCTTCGCAAGGATGTCATTTCTTGCTGCCGGAGCTTTTTCAGCTCTTTCGACATCCAAATGATAGACATCATAGGTGACAGTCTTTCCGAGATTAGGATTAGCCTTGATCCACATCGCGGGATCGTTAACTTCCTCAATTTCATCCAACTTATAGTGCCAAATCGAGATGTGTGGGGCTTGATACTCTCCTCGAAGGATGGTCGCAAGTTCCATTTTGATTGTATCGCCGGAACCATTCCGAACCGTTCCTTCAGAACTGATGGCAATGATCAAATAGTCTTCCATCTTCGAAGCACCTTGCTCAATTGCTCCGACAACATCTTCTCTAATGTCACCAGACAACCATTCGTCGATTGTTGAGACCTTAGGTCGAAGACCCTGAAGTTTGTTGATCGTCATAGGACGAATCTCAAGCAACGAACCAGTCAGAAAGTTTTCGACTCCCTTCTTAGTAGAAGCGAGTTTTACTCTCTGAGCCCTTGACCCGGTGGTATTCTGTAGGGATCCCTCCGTAAGGAACTTGAAGAGAGGCCCCCTCGACCTAGTAATGGCTGTACGGAAGGGGGACATTACCTCTTCGGCCTGTTTCATGGTTGGGGCCGTTGTGATTTGATGTGTGGTTGCGGTATCTACATTTAAGAAGAAGGCCTGAATGCAGTATGCGTACATCGACTTGGCGGATCCCCTAGCCACGATCAGGTATTGCTTGGTAGTGAGCCGTTTCTTGATAAACTTCTTGACGTAGTGTCCGCCGGCACCCTCTTGATTCGGCTCATAGACGCTTCTCTCAATGAAGAAGTACCACCCAAAGACCTGTTCAGCCCAAACCTTGAATGTATCTAGTAGATGTAGATCTCCACCATCAGTCAGGGTTAACTCGAATTCACAGTAGTGAATGAAACCTTCTACTGAGGACTCATCATAGTAGATGTTAGGATTAGCAATGAGTTCATCAATTCGATTCATCTCCATAGAAATTTCTTTGTTGACTGGAATTTCTCCAGCAAGAACTGCCGCTCGAAATTCTGCATAATACTTAGGAGTTGCAGTATTTGATAAACTCATTAACACCTCCCAACTAACTTACGCTGTGAACGACTTTTAGAATCTTTGCGGTAAGAATGGCGTGCTTTCCAGCACGAACAAGAGCCTTTGCTACAGGACTAGTAGATAGAGTATAAAGCGCAGTAGCAGTTCCAGCAAGACCAATAATACCCTTTGCCGCAGCCTCACCTTTCTTTACTGTCGACTGATTAAGTCGTTTGTAATTCTGCTCAAGGTTGATCCGTTCATTAACATTCTTCAGTTGCTTATTGGTAAGCTCCTGTGCCTTACGCTTGCGATAAGGAGCAGTCTTCTTGTAGTCACTACTTGTAGTTCGATTATGACCAGTCCGAATGCCCCAATGCATACCCTTAACGCCATGATGTTCTAGGAATTCTAAAGTGTCTTGAGTCATGAGGCGATCTCCTCATCAGTAGGATAGATGAATGGGGGCAATGCGACTTCCCGGAAAGTACTGAGTCTCCACTCATACTCCTTAATTTGATTATTGTACGTATCAAGCAAAAAAGATGTAGAGGGGGGATCGAAGAGAATTCGAACTTTCAAATATACATAAGTCTTAACTAGATGGAGTTGGTTAGTTGGGACAACAAAATCGGCCCATACGGCCTGGTTATCGAGAATCGAAAAACCTTCTTCTGGTCCGACGCCCAACTGGTTAAGAATGGAGAAAGCTGCATTAATGTGAGTAATGACGTCAAGATCAAAAGGGGTATAAGTAGCCTCAAGACCAAGAATCTTCTTGGTGCTATCAAGAATGCTTTCTTCCATAGTAGTTAACCTCCTACTTACTTCTGATTGAAAATTCTATCGACTTCGTGCTGAACTGCATCAGGATTGAAGCCGGCTTCACGAAGGCGTGTCTTACGACGGTTACCTCGACCC